CTTTAGTAAGATCTGGTGCTTCACTCAGCACTGCTAGATTAACTTTGTATGTTGACCATGTAGGATTTGCTGCTGGATCTACAGTTCTAACTTTAGATAGCACCACTGGATTCTCTAATGGTGATCTTATCACAGTAGGATCAGAGATTATGGAGATTGTCTCTGTAAATGGAAAGAATCTTACTGTTAATACTGGAGAAGAAGGAACTTCTGCTATTGATCATTATGATGAGCAAGAAGTCTCTCTTTACAAACCAAGATATAATTTTGATGCTAACTTCCAAGTAGGAAACACAGTTGGATCTGGTTACATCAAATCATATGATCTTGATACTCAAAGAGCAGTAATTGTATTTGATTATGGTATTAACAAAGACACTGTTACAAGTATTACTGTAGGTACGACTTTCTTTGACTCAAGTTCTCCTCAAAGATTAGTATCAGTCAAGAGTGTAGACCCTGTTGATTTTAAATACGAATTCTCTACAGATAATGTAAATTATACTGAAAATCCAATTATAGATGTACAAGAGTTTTACAAGTACAAATTTGACACATCACATTCATCTTTGTCTGGAACTCACTTTGATTTAAGTCCAAGTGGAAATTATAACATTGTTACTGTAGAAAAGCAAGAGTCTACTATTCTTCATGGTAATCCTGGAGCATTTGTAGATGTCAAGTTTGGTTTTGGTTCTAGACTTGCTTCCAATAACTATGATGAAAAAGTTGGAACAGATTTTACAAACTTCTACTATTTTGATAGAAATGGTGTTGTAAATTCTGATAAAAAATATCTTAGAATTATTACTGATCCCTTACAAGGAGTAAAGACTGTAAACTATGTAACTCCTAATAGATTCACTTACAATGTAAGTAGCGTACCATTATGGGATGGATCGGGAACTATTAAGTATACAACTACTGGAAACTTTGCTGTTGGCGAAATCAACAGTTTCAAGATCACCAACTTAGGTTTGAATTATAAAAAGACTCCAGTTATCAGTGGTGTTGACCCAAGTTCTTCGTTCAAAGGAGCAGCAAATGTTCTCTTTGATACAGTTACAAACACTGTCACTGGCGTTAAGATCACTAATGAGGGTTCTAATTATGTAAAACCAAAAGCAATTGTTGTTGATGGTGATGGTGTTGATCTAGAGTTTTCTATTATCACAAAAGATCAGAAACTATTCTCAATTCAAGTCGTTAATCCTGGTAGAGGATATACTTATGCTCCTAAGATTGAAATTGTTGAAGGTGATGTAGAGGCATTTGTTGATAGTAATACCATTGGTGTTCCACAAAGCATCAGTATTATTAGAAATGGTGGCGCTTTCCACTTAGATAAAACAGTTTCTTCTACTTTCTCTACGCAGTATGTTGCGGCATTGAAAAATTATTCTGGTAATTTCCAGAGAGGTGAGACTGTTATTCAGACCATAGGATCTACAGAAGTTGCTAGAGCAAAAGTATCCGAGTGGAGACGTGGTTCTAATTTACTTAAGTTAGAAGGCATCAATGGAACTCTAAGAAATGATGTTGAAGTAATTGGATTGACTTCTAGAGCAACTGGAACCGTAAAGGCAATTTACGTCAGCACTTTCAAAGAAAACATTTCATCCTTCTTTGACAACATTGGTTATTATAAGTCAGACAGAGGAAAGATTGGCGTTTCCAATCAAAAGATTATTGATAGTTATTTCTATCAAGACTATTCTTATGTTGTCAAGTCGAAGACACCAATTGATCAGTGGCGTGAACTAATTAAGTCTACTACACACCCTGCTGGTTTTAAACTATTTGGTCAAGTAGATATTGAAGCAACTGCTCAAACAGAAATGCCAGCGCAGTTGCCTAAGGCATCTCACTTCTCTGTTATTCAATTGTGGGATCCAGATAAGAATAAGATTACAGTTGAAAATACTAGAAGAACAGTTACTCAAACTATTCAGAAGGTAGAGAATCAGAGAATTAGAAAAGGTGTTGGTTCTGCTGCTACGTCCGAGTTTAATTTCAATGAGTCTCGTGCGTTTACGTTCAGGATTTATAACATGACTCCTGGATATTATGATGCTGTCACTAATCCACCAGATCCAGATGATGCTAAACCATGGTGGACAAAGAATCCATTTGATGGTTATTTGGATAGTAATGGCAGATTACAAGGTAGCACAATGTTCCAATTAAGGGACGATACCGATACTCCATTTACACCATCTGGTGTTAAGAATCTAATTGTTTCTCTTGATGGCGTCTTACAAGAACCAGGAGTATCATACACTACTACTTCTGATAAGATTGTATTTTCACAACCACCACTTGGTCCTAATGAAAAACTAACTGGTGCCGATCTTAGTGAAGTTACACCATATGCTGGTGTTACTTTCTATGGTAGATACTTCTCGTTCAAGGATTCACAATACAATACAAGATACTTTAAGAAGTTGAGAAATATCTTCCAAAGAAACGGAAGATGGATTGATGCGGCAAATCAAGTAGAACTAAACAAAGACTTTATCGTTGGTGAAACTATTGGTTATGGTAAGCAGTATTATCCAGCATTAGATTGGAGTACAAAGACTGACGATTACCAAAGAGACATTGGGTATATTCTTGATGCTTATGAGCATGATTTACGTTTTGGTGGAAACATTAAAACTGTAGATTACACAACTATTTTCAATCAAGATGATGACTATGATTATATTACGAAGAAAAAAGTAGAGTCTTTAGGAATTTTCAGTTATGCTACAAGACTAGCAAAACTTGCTGTTAGAAACTGGGATATTGTAGAAAGTGGTGTTGCTTACATCCAAGGATCTACAAGCATGTCTGTTTCTGATACAGGTAGACTTGCTGTTGGTATGCATGTAAGTTCTGGTAGAGCATACCCAGAAGGAACTAAAATTGTTTCTATTGATAGTGATACTCAAATTACACTATCTCGTGCTGCTCTATCAAACTCTGGTGGTGGAGGTGGTGCACCACAAGGTAGCACTTCATATGAAGGATCTACGAGTGGAAATGTAATCGCTCCAACTAATACTGCTACTGTAGAACCAGGAGATACATTTGCTGTAGAACCAGGAGATACTTTCATTGCTCCTACATCATTCTCTAGTTCTGATACTGCTACATTCTTCTTCAGTGGTATTAATAATGGAACATTCTATGATGCTTCTAATTTAATTGCTGGTAACAAACTATACTTACAAGAAGAAATTAGCGGATACATTTATGATAACTATGCTTTGCCTGCTGGTGATGAAGAGAAATGTAAGAGAGATCTTGGTTTCTTAATTGATGCTGTTGTTTATCATCTTAGACTTGGCGGCAACCAAAAGGTAGTTGAGTTTGCTAGACTCTATTACACCAATGCTGGATATCCATCAGGAGAAAGACTGACTTATATTAATAGAACAGCAGAAGAAACTGCTGCTGCTATTGATGCTTGGAATAAGTTAGGAGAGAAAATGATTCTTGCCATGAGAAATACTCTTGGAGCGGGAACATATACATCAATAACTCCATTTGTTGATAACACAGTTAGTGTTGATAGTGTATTCCCATACTGTGCCGAAGTAGAATCTTCTATCGATAGCATGATTCAAATTGTACAGGATATTCTAGCAAATGGAACTGGCGCTGTTGATCCAGTTAGCATCAATGCTAGTAAACCAGGCAATTGGGATCCATCAACTCCTTATAGTAACTATAATATCATTGGCGATCCTTTACTACCCGCTGGAGAGTGTGATGATGTTGTATCATCTCTCGATTCACTATATGACAATATTGTAGATGTTCTAGATGAGCAACTAGTTGCCAAGACATTACCAGACTATGTTGACGGAGAAAATAAAACCTTCGAAATGTATTGGGAAGATGGTAGCGAAGTTAACACAGAAGAAGACGAAGATTTATTCTTAACACTCAATGCTGTCTTACAAAGACCCAAGTATACTCTAGAGTTTCCTGGAGAATCAGCATACTTTATTGATAGATCTACAATTCCAAACAAACTTGTATTTGATGTAGCACCTATCTGGGATCAAGACTTTGGTGCTAAGAGTATCGGTGAACCAACCGCAGTTGAAAAAGTTGTCGGTATTGGTGTTGGTAACTATAAGCGTCTAACTATTGATTATGATTTGGTTGATGGAACTAAAACAGGACCCTTCCTGATTCTAGATGTAGAAGACAATACTGTTCAGTCTATTGAAGAAAAAGAATACTTATATGTCTTCTTAGATGGTGTTCTTCAAAGAGAAGGATTTAGTTATGAAGTATCTGGTCCCAACATTTACTTCAAAGACTCAATCAAGAAAGAAATGAAGATCGACATGCGCTACCTCTATGGTAGAGATGTTGGACAGATCCTAAACATTTTTGACTTCGCACCAGACACTTACTTCTCTAGAGCAGTATTTACTTTGTCTGGAGTCAACACAACTACTGCTTCGAATTACAGTAGATATGATTGGATGGGAGACAAAATTGGATCACCTATTCATTGCTGGCAAACACTAGCAAATGGTTCCAGATCAGTAATTGGTGAAGTAACGAATTACTATTTGGTTGGTGATACTATTACTTGGACTCTAAAATCACAAAATGCTGTCATTGATCCTTCTCTGGATATTACATTTGCTGCGCTTGGAGCATATGACAGATATTTCACATTCCCAAGCAGTGATTTCACTGGAGCAGATCTTGATTACGATGTAGATGAATTTGGTAGAAAACTACTGAAAGATGATAATGGTATCTGGTCAGGAACAATTCTTAGAAAGACATTTAAAAAGCAATTTGTAAGTCTTTCTAGTGGCGATCTAATTAGAGTTGAGGGTGAAGATAAGTTCAGAAAGATTAAACTTCTCCCATCTTCTGCGACAAGTAAAGATGGCAGACCTGGCAGACCAGTATCAAATGATGTTTATGCTTCGGTCTCAGTTGAGACTTATGCTGGTGTCACTAGAGGTGAAGGTCTCAGTGTTATCGCAATTATTGAAAATGGATCTGTTACTTCCTTAAATTGGAACCAGAGAAGTTATGATCCTCTTACTCAACCAACTGCTTATCAGTATTATACTCCACCTGTTCTAGAATTCATTCCTGTAAATGGTGAAGGTGGTGGTGCTAGAGCAGAAGTTATTGTAAGCAAGGGTCAAGTAATTAGTGTTGAACTTATTGAAGGTGGATCTGGTTACACAGCAGCACCAAAAGTTGCTGTTGCTAGAAGATATGATATCTTAAATGATAGAGACATTGGTGTATCGCTAATCAATCTAGGCATTAACCCTGTGATTGAACAAGCTGGAATGAGTGTGATATCGAGAGTTGATATCATTAATCTTCCACCACCACTTGCGTTTACAACTTCTGCTATTGTCGCAGATAGTCCAAAGCAAGTTGACTTTGAACTTGAAGCAGAGATTCAACTAATTGAAGAAGTTAGTGATAATCTCACAGCAAAAGTCTCAGAAATTCGTAGTAACAGACCTCAACCAACAGGTGCTTCTACTATTGATATGTTCACTGCGACTAATCAGTATGTCTCTCAAGTTTCTGGTCGTGTTGCTGATATTATTAGTAATTCTATTGTAACAGCAAGTAGGCAGATTACCAGCACTGTACATAATATTATTCAAAATACTGCTCTTAGTAACATCAACTACTATGAGGTTGCTGCTTACACTGATGTTGATACTCTTGCTACTGATACTATTATCTACATCCCAGATACTGCCAAGTTTAAGACCAATGGTTTCTTAATGATTGGCAATGAGATGGTACGCTATATGCGTAAGTTGAATGATAGATTCTTAATGGTAGAAAGAGGTCAGAATGCTCAATTCTGGCCAGCAGGAACATACCTCAGACAAGTTCCAGATCCAGTATCCGTCGCACCTGTTGGTGTTGCTGAGATTATCAGTGACGCATCTATTGTTACGGTTGGCGTAGCAACGGGTGTTGATGGAAGGAGTGGAACAGAGAGTATTCGTTATGAGGAATCTCTAACAGATGTAAGACAGTCTACTGTTGCTTCCAGAGTTCTAACTGCTGAGATTCAACCACAACTCAATGTTGAATCTATCAGTCAAGTTACTTCTCAGGTAAGATATAAGTTAGAACAGTCTGCTGTAAATGTACAATCATTTACAACATCGCAAAATCAAACTCAAGTAACCAGTGAACTTCAAACTATTCAAAGTGAATTCGTAGTTCAGAAGAATGCTACTGAGGTCATTCTATTCACTCCACCATCTGGTGTTGTTGATGGTTACCAAGAAAGTGTATTCATCAATGATCCAATTGAGACAAGACTCAACGGGTTCATCGATCTCGTAGAACCATACACAGTTACAAAACGCGATTTAACTGCAGTTTCTGTTGTCAACAGTGTATTTGGTGCGGGTACTGAATACATTGGAAAATATGAGAGAACAAATGCTGGACACACCATTGGTCACTTTGAAGGAATTTTTGATGACGGTGCTGCTGGTGTATCTGGATTGAGTATCCAGGAACTTTCTACTTACTATCCAGCACTGACTCTGAAGGACTTCGTTGAGAGATCTAAGTCTAGTTACACTCTTGCTGGCGATAAGTTCACTCTCATGCCACCATCTATCCAAAATCCAGTAACCATTTCAAGATCAACTGGAACTATTGGTGCTACGATTGATGTTGATGACACAACTTACTTCCCAACATCTGGCTACTTGTTTAGCGTAAGCGGAACTGTTATTCAGTATACTGGAAAGACAAGTAACACCTTTACGGGATGTACTTTGTACAGAGGAACGAATTCAATTGCTAATGGCGATGAGTTGGTTCCATTTACAATTTCCTAAATATCCGTATAAATATAAATAACTCAGGCACAAACACTACGTCGGAACAGAAAACCAATGGCTGCTATTATCTCTGATAAGTTTCGCATCTTTAACGCGAAGCAATTTCTAGAATCCCTTACTGAAGGTGCTACCGAAACTAGTGCCGAGCGTTCAAGGATGTATTTCTTCGTTGGAAGACCTCAACCTTGGAAGGCATACTTAGAAGTATATTCTAAGTCAGCAACGAACTTTACGGTTGGCAACGAAGTATACGTAGGAAACTACAATACTTTCCGTGCCACAGTTGCTGCCGTTTATGATAGTGCCCTCCTCCTTACCGACGTATTTGGTGCCAGCGGCGTTAATTCCGCACCACCTCTTGGCAGCACCCTACTAGAGACCGCTGATGGCGGATCTACAACTACCTCTGCTACAGCAACCACTGGTGTTTACCGTTACGGTACAGAAGACATTCCACCCCTTCCTCTAGATAACCAAAGAGAGAAGATTGGTCTCTACGACGAAATCATTGCTGCTAAGCGTATCACAGATTCTTTCGCAAGAACTGTTATTCGTCGCTACAACTGGGATGTATCAGTCAACCCAATCTATGACATGTGGAAGCCTGACTACTCTGCTACTCCTGGTGGCGGTGGTCAAATCGGTAAACCCGCAGTATCTGGTGCTACCAGCATCTCTGATGCTAAGTTCTACGTAATGAACTCTAACTATGAAGTATTTAAGTGCCTCTACAATGGTGAGGATCTCACCGTTGGTGGTGCTACTGCTCAGGAAGAACCTCTAACTTCAGGTGCTAACTACGACGCAGCAACTGGTCTCTACACCGAAACCACTGGCGCTGGTTACATCTGGAAGCACATGTATACCATCCCAACCGATGACGTTCTGAAGTTCCTTTCTTCGGACTTCATGCCTATCGTTCTTCCTACTAACACTTCTCGTGTTGCTGTCGCAGGTCTAGCAGTTGCTGGTGCTGTTGATGTTGCTCTAATCGAAGACGGTGGTAATAACCTTCCCGCTTCTCAGACACTATACACAAGCATCAAGGGTGATGGCGCAGGTGGTGTTGTAAGATTTGTAACAGATGGTACTGGAACCATCACAGAAGCATCCATTGAAGATCGTGGATCAGGTTATACCTATGCTAACGTACTTCTTGGCAACGGCAACCTCTTCTCTGACGCTGGTCTAACATCCGCCGTAACAACCGCTGCTGGTGCTACTGGTGCTATCGAAATCGTTCTTCCTCCTCAGGGTGGTCATGGTTCCGATCACGAGACCGAACTCAACGGTAAGCGTGTAATGACAAACATTCGCCTTACTTATGCTGAAGGTTCTGGTGACTTCCCTGTTGACAACGACTTCCGCCGTATCGGTATTATCAAGGACCCATACAACTGGGGTACAACCACATTTGCTACAGATGATACCCTCAGTGGATTGAAGGCAGTTAAGATCACTGGAGCAACTGCTGACTATATTCCTGATGAAAGAATTAGTCAGACTGTAACTGGTGGTACTGCTTATGGTACTGTTGTTTCTTGGACACTCGATAGCGGTTCAACTACTGCTGGTGTTCTTAAGTACATCCAAACAAATGACTCTGATACAGACCAAGGTGTTGTAAGAGGATTTGAAAGCAACGCTGCTAACGCAATCTCTGGTGGTCTATCTGCTGCACAGGGTAATGTTGATACTGGATACGCTGGAACTCTGCTAGGTTCTACATTCGCTTCTGGTGTAGCAGCACCAGAAATTGAAAACAACTCTGGTGACGTTATCTACATTGAGAACCGTCGTCTCATCACTCGTGCTCCTGACCAGATTGAAGACATCAAACTTGTTATCGAATTCTGATCAAAATTGAGTAACTTAAGTCCCCCGAGCGATCGGGGGATTTTTTTTATCTCTACTAAATACTAGAGACTAGATACTAGTATTTGGCGGAGCAAGATGCCTCAGAAGACTAACCTAAATGTAAATCCTTACTACGAGGACTTTGACGCGAGCAAGAATTTTTATAAGATTCTTTTCCGTCCTGGGTACTCCATCCAAGGTAGAGAATTAACGCAACTACAATCGATTCTTCAGAATCAGGTTGAAAGTTTTGGTAAGTATGCTTTTAAGCAGGGAGAATTAGTCATCCCTGGTGAGGTTGGTCTTAATACAAAACTAGACTACGTTAAGTTGTCTTCTGTTTCGGAAGTTGCTATCTCTGAAGGAGATGACATTGTATACAGAAAATATGACATCACCCAGTTAATTGGTCTTCAACTGCGTGGTCTGACTTCTGGTGTCATTGGTAATGTTTTATCCGCAAATCTAGCAACCGAGAATTCTTCTGACACTCTATACGTTTCTTACCAGAACAGCGGTAATTCTAACGCAGAATCTACTTTCCGTCAAGGTGAAACTCTAGAAGTCATTGATGGTGTCAACACTCCACTAATGGTTGTTGGTACTGATGGCAGTGTTCTACCTACTAGTATTAGTATAACAAATCCAGATACTGGATTGACAACTTCTCTTGACAGTCCCGCTATGGGTCTTGCTTCCGCTGTCAAAGTAGAAGAAGGTATCTATTTTGTCAATGGTTACTTTGTAAGAAATCAAGAGCAACTCCTCGTTATTGACGAATACTACAACAAACCCTCCGCAAAAGTTGGATTTACAATCAAAGAAGAAGTTGTAACTCCAGAAGAAGATGCGTCACTATATGACAATGCTATTGGTTCTTCTAACTATACAGCACCAGGCGCACATAGACTAAGAATTAGTTTAGAGTTGAAAGAGTTCGCTCTAGACGCTATTACAGATAAGAATTTTATTCAACTCCTTACTGTAAATCGTGGAGTTGTACAAAGAAAAGTATCTGCTGCAGATTACAGCATTCTAGAACAGACTCTTGCTAGAAGAACATTTGATGAGAGTGGTGACTATGTAGTAAAAGATTTCTCTATTGATATTAGAGAATATTCTCAGCAAGATGGCAACAGAGGTCTCTATGCTGCTGATGAATTTGGACTATACAATGGTTTAACTGCCACAGAAGCTGGCAGAAAGATGATTGCTAGTATTGGTCCTGGTAAAGCATACATCAGAGGATATGAGATTGTCAACAAAGAGACTAAGTATCTCGAAATTAACAAGGCAAGAGAAAGTCTCAGTAGTGACAACGTAACCCTCAAAACAAAGGGTCTACCAACATATACTATTAGTAATGTATTTGGTAGCGTTCCTCTAAACAAAGAAGGATCTCAACTTACAGCATATCCAACAGTCTACTTATCATCTCTATTCAATGATGGTTATGTAGGACTATCTAATACAGAATCTGATACAAACTATCGTCAGAGTGTTGACAGAAGAGGCAAGTTCTTTGATTCTAATATTGGAATTAAGACAGTAACATTAGAAATTGTTGATGTCAACATTCCTATTACGAGTATCGTTCCAAGTGACTTGGAAAATACTTTTAGTAAGTTGTGGTATGTAAAAACTAGAGCAGGAACAAACATTGTCAGTTATGTCGATGTTCTTTCATATTCGAAAGTATTCAAACCACTTAAGAACCCAGGAACTACAGAAGAATCTAGATTCTTAGAAGTTACTGTTGCTGGATTGAAGAGTGATTTAGAAAATATCTTCAAAGAATACGACGAAAGTTCTGAAGGAAAGAACAGAAAAGTATTCCTAACAGAGAATGACGCAGTTGGCGATGAAAAAGAAAATTTAGCGTCAACTATTTTTGCTAATATTGTTGACTACAGCGACACCATCACTCCAATTATCGGAACTGCTAAACCAAATAACTTCTATCTACAGGAGAGAGGTGAAGGATTCAATTCAGATTCTGATATTGTAATTTCTAAAGGAACTTTGGCAGAGGGCGGCGAAGCATATAATGCTAAGTTTGCTCTATCATATTTTGATCCACAGTTCTTCACTAAAATTCTACTAGAAACTGTAGTCCCAGCAAACACTTATGGTGTTGGTGAGTATGTAACTGGTTTGACTAGTGGTGCTTATGGTGTTGTAGAAGGAGCTGCCAATGGAGTTTATTCTACTGGAAGACAGTTGTTTGTTAAAACTCTATCTGGAAAATTTGTTCCTGGAGAAACTTTAACAGACGAATCTGGCACTCTAGTTAAGATTGCTAATGAAAATACTATTTCTCACTTTGTTGTCCAAGAAAGAGGTTTAGGATATCCATCTACATCCACCATTGTTATCAATGGAGTTGGATATGACGCATCACAAGTAGAACTTGGATTCAATGGTCAGGGTATCTACAGAGTAGATATTCTTGACAGAATTTCTCTAGACATTGAATTCTCTAAACCACCAGTAATTACAATTGATTCTGGATCTACTACTCCAACAACCTCTGCTGTAATTATTCCTGTACTAAACAGAAATACTGTTACTACATATACTCCACAAAATGTTAAGTCCTTTGGAACCTCTTATGGTTCTGGTGGAATCAATACATTTACAGCAGACGTTGTTGTAGATGACAGAACATTTGCTAGCGTTAGTGATGTAACTGATTTTACTTTCTTCGGATCTAAAGGAACCAAGTTCCTTGAGTCTACAAGTTTTAGTGCTGATGCTAGCAGCATTGTTCAGCAAGGTGATTTAATTCAGTTCTCTGATGATGATAACAATGTTATCAGAGCAGTTGTTCAGTATGCTACAATCCAAAAAGGATCTTCTAAGACAAGAATTTATATTGACGAAACTCTTTATGATGATGTAAGCAGCACTAGTGTTGTTTTACTTCGTCCTCAAGTTAAGAATCCAAACTCTGGAACGCTTCTATTCCCAACAGGAAGCAAGCAAGTACAGAAAATTTCTGCTGGAGCTGATGATACTAAGATCAAGTATTTCTTCAGAAGAGACTTTGTTACCGCTGGTTCTACTGGTGGTGGTATCATCTCATTTGCTGCTCAGTTACCATTCGGCACACAGAGATTCACGACATTCAATGAGAAAAACTACATCATCACTGTCTTGAAAAAGAATAGTGCTGACTTGGTTGAAGATGGTGATATTGTTTACATCGATGAGGACAATGTAGAGGTCACTTCAGCAACTGATACTGCTAGTGGTCTAACTTCTGGAAGCATCACGTTCCAACTACCAACATCATATTTTAATAGCAATTTTGAAGGTGAATCAAACTATGTTGCTCCTGAGTTAAAACTCACAGCAACTTTAGAAGTAGAAAACGCTAAACCAAGACTTAAGACTGCTGTTAGAAACAAGCGTATTGTTATTGATTCTGCTGGCGATAAAGTCATTCCATTCAGAGGAACTGATTACGACACCGATGTTGTTGAAATTCTATCTTTCTCTGACGCATATAAATTGCGTTATGTATATGAAGGAACCAGTACACAACCACCAGAAATTGATAGCGCAGGTAATCTAGTTTCTGGTACAGATGTAACTAACAGATTTACGTTTGATAATGGACAAAGAGACACAATTTATGATGTTTCTAGAATTGTATTGAAACCAGGATTTGAACCAACTGTAGGTCAAATTGTAATCGCTTTTGATTACTTCGAACATTCACAAGGAGATTTTGTAACTATCGACAGTTATCTCCACGAAGCAGGTGTAACAGAAGCAGAAATTCCAACATTCAATTCATCTGCTCTTGGAAATGTAGAACTTAAGAATGTTATTGACTTCCGTCCTAAAGTAAATACTAGCACTATTGTTGCTGGATATCAAGATACTTCTACATTAGAAGTAACGACCAGCAACTTTACTGGTCCTGGTTCTGTTGTAGCAGCAACTCCTGCTCCAGATACAAACTTAGAGTATACCTTCTCATTTAGTCAAGTTCAATACTTAGATCGTATTGATGGCATCTTCCTCAATAAGAGAGGCGAGTTTATTGTCAAGGAAGGCAATTCTTCACTTGATCCAACAAAACCAGATGCTGTCGAAGATGCTGTTGCTTTATTCTATGCTTATATCCCAGCATATACAACATCTAGCAAGGATGTAAGAATTACTCCAGTTGAGCACAAGCGTTACACGATGAAGGACATCGGTAAACTTGAGAAACGTGTTGAGCGTCTTGAGTATTATACCACGCTTAGCATCCTTGAGCAACAGGCATTGAACATGCAGGTCAAGGATGAAATTGGTTTAGATAGATTTAAGTCTGGTTTCTTCGTAGACAATTTTGAGACTCACGGTATTGGCAACCTCGTATCTGCTGACTACAAGTGTTCTATTGATAGCAGACAGTCTGTATTGAGACCACAGTCTAAAGAAGATTCAATTCTTCTAAGAGAGGTTAATACTAGACAAGACCAGAGATCTGTTGCTGGATATCAAAAGTCTGGTGACATTGTAACTTTACCATATAGCAGTCTTTCACTACTAGGCAATGATTTTGCTTCTGGCACTATCAATCCAAACCCATTTGTTGTATTCCAGTATGTTGGTGAAGGATCTCTACATCCTCAAATTGATCAGTGGTATGATCAAAATGTAGAACCACTAGTAGTAGACACTAACACGAGTCTATATGATATCTTTATTGCCAAGGATGATACTAAAGAGAGTTTCTCCAGTCTCCATGACTCTTTCATTGTAAACTGGGTAGGAACATCTCCATCATTTACTTCTATTAATTCTCTTGGTGAGACTAATACTTCTAATGCTCAGTCTTCTGTCAAGTCTGCTTCTGTTGGAAGTTCATCTAACATTAGTCCACAGAATAACGAACTTGGTAAAGGCGTACAAACCAAAACAGTTGGTGAGAGTGTTGTAGCAACATCACTACAGTTCTTTGCTCGAAGCAAAGAAATCAAATTTGTAATTGGAAGACTTAAGCCTCTAACTAAGGTCTCTGTATTCTTAGAAGGTAGAAACATCAACCGTTGGGTAAATCCTGACCTAAGATTTACTGGTATTGCTGGAAACTCACTATCAGCATTTAACGGCGAAGTTGTTACCGATCAAAACGGCAATGCTAGTGGTATTATTTTACTACCTGCGGGTTACGCTCCTAGAGAGAATGCTACTTGGACTGGTGACATTGACACTGTAGAATATGATGAGTCTTCAGAAGAACTACGTTTTACAACTGGAGAACTAACCTTTAGGTTTACTTCCAGTGACACTGATGAAGAAAAAGCAGGCGTTGATACATATGCCGAACTCAAGTATTATGCTACTGGTTTACTTCCAGAGAATCCTTCTAGCATCGTATCTACAAAACCATCTTACTTTAAGTCGAATGAAGGTGTACAATTTGTAGAGAGTAACACTGATGATCCTCTAAGACCTAATCCTCTAGCACAGGTAATCAAGGTTGAGAACTTTGATGGTGGAGTATTTGTAACTGGTGCCGATCTTTACTTTAAGAAGAAGAGTGAAGAAATTCCTGTCAGAGTTTACATGACTAATGTTGACTTCGACAAACCTGCTAAAAATATTATCCCTGGTAGTGAGAAGTCACTGACACCCGAGACATACCTTAAGTGTTTCGCTTCAGGTAATATTCAGGTAACTCAAGGAGAAGTTGTTGTAGGAACTAGTTCCGCTGCTTCTGGTCCTATTGCTAAAATCATTGACAAAAATGGTGTTGAGTTGACTCCATCATCTACTGGAGTTTATGCTCTGACAAATGAGCAGGTTTATACACTTGTCTTAAGTAATCATAATGGAAGATCATTCTTACAGAATGAAATTATTGAGGTTCCATCTTTGACTGTAGCAAATGCTACTGGTGGAACAGATCTTACTCTGACAATCGCTAAGGATAGTGGTAAACTTTCTGATATTAGAATTACAAACACTGGTGCTAACTATGACAGTGCTGTTCTTACTATTGAAAGTCCACAACTTCCTGGTGGATCTGTAGCAACTGCTAAGATCAATGTTTCTGATGGTAAGATCTACAATGCCGAGGTATCAATTCCTGGTTTTGGATATACCGAAGCACCATCAGTTGTCATCAAGGGAGTCGGTAACGGTGCTGGAGGGTGTGTTGTAGAAACGTTTATTGAGATTGATACCCCAGCAGTTAGAATGGGTGTAGCAACCGATTTTGAAGGTCTTACAGAGTCTACAACACCTACACATTTTGCTTTTGATTACCCCGTATATCTAGAGAATGATTCTGAATATGCTTTGGTAGTTGAGACTGATTCGACTGACTATGAACTGTGGGCTTCTTCTTTGGGAGCAACTGACCTTGCTACTAGCACTGTAATCACCACACAACCATCTCTTGGATCTCTTTATAAGTCTCAAAACACAGATACTTGGACTGAAGATCTAGATCAAGATCTCAAGTTTAAATTATACCGTGCTGAGTTTGATAATTCAAGACCTTGTGAGTTACTACTCAAGAACGTAAGTCTTGGTTATGAACTCCTTGAGAAAGATCCAATCGAGACTGATGCTACTTCAGCGTCTATTGCCACATCACAGTTGTTCAAAAACAACAACAGCATTATCAAGATTAACCATAGAGATAATGGTTTCGAAGACAGTGGTAATTCATATGTGTTCTTTAGAGGTGCTGATGAGGCGGGTGGTATTCCATCCGAAACATATAACACAAACCTATTCAGAGTTGCTAATGCTGGTGTAGATTCATATACAATCAGAACAATCACCAATGCTTCTAGAAGTTCTGTTTCTGGTGGACATGTTTATGCTACTTACAACAGAAAGTTTGAGGTTCTATATCCACAAGTACATTATCTAACAGTTAGTGGTACAAAACTAGAAGCATCAGTCAAGACAACTAATATTATTCCTATTGATTCTTCAACAACAAACTATACTTCATATTCACAGTCTGGATTTGAAAAGACATTCCTCAACGAAGCACATTATTTTGAAAACCAAAAAGTAATTGCTTCCGAGATTAATGAAACTTTGAATGATCTCGACAGATCAATTACTTATAAGATTGATCTTTCATCTGAAGTCTCTTACTTGTCTCCTGTAATTGATCTTGCTAGTGCTTCACTCAAGACAGTATCTAACAGAATTGAGAATGCTAGTGGACAAGAGAACAGATATGGAAGAAGAAATCAATTGATTGAATTCTACCCTGTTTTCTCGTTTACACTTTCTACTACAACGCCAGGAGTTACATATCAAAACAACCAGAGCGTCAAAGGAAAAACCTCTGCTGCTAATGGCACTATCGCTAAAGTCGATGGTAACCAAATCTGGGTCAAGGTCAAGACGAAGCAAGGATTTGTTATTGGGGAGGAAGTTGAACTAACTCAATTTGCTAGTTCCCAATCAGCGCCAACAGTTACTGTTGGATCCAGTCCATCACAAGTGACACCTATCATTAATAGCTCTACGCAATCTGCTGCTGGAGAGGCTATTACAATTGTTGCTCGTAATCCAGTTGAGTCTAAGATTCTAGAAACTTATGATAACAAAATTACTGGTAAGTCTATCGTATGGAATAGAACAACTAGAGTATTGACATTGAGAACAGATGTTCAACCAATCAATGACAATTATACTGCTAGAATTATTGACAGCACGCTATATTCTAGAAGAAATGAAGTTGCTGATCAGATTGCCGATATCTTCCGTGTAGGTGATATCATTTCATATCCCGATCAACCTGATGATGAAGCTTTCTTCATGGAAGTTGCTAAGGTAGAATACAGTCCTGGTGTTGACTTTGTTGCTGAGGATACATCTAAGAATAGTTCTTCTATTGCTAAGTATGTAACCAAAGAGATTACTATTACAAATCCAGCAACTGCAGTAGATGTACATCTGCTTGCCAATGTTAAGAACATTGAAAATATCGAAGTTCTTTACAAGTACAAGAGAGCATCCAGTCAAGAAAACTTCGAAGATGCTGAATGGTTCTACTTCAATGACAATGGTCTACCAGATACTCTAGAAATTGCTACTTCCGAGAACACAATTTCCAGTGTTGTTGAGAAGCAATCTTCTTACCAAGATCTAAAGTATAGCGTATCTAACCTTCCTGAATTCTCTTCATTCGCAATCAAAGTTGTAATGAAGGGAGTGGATCCAGCATATGTTCCTAAGATTCAGGACATCAGAGCAGTCGCCGCTTTCTAATTTCCGCGTATGGGTTACATCAAAGTTAAAGGGCATGATGGTCTCGTTAGGGACGAGACCTCAGGTGCCATCTTGAATCACGACAGCTCTGCTATTGAAGCTAGACGTAAACTAAAACACTTGAATTCCGCGTTGGAAGACATAAATATGTTGAAGGATGAAGTCTCTGAAATCAAATCCCTACTTAGAGAGCTAATAAGAAATGCCAGCAATTAACGTCGCAAGAACTGATACCTTTGAACAGCAAAGGGTCAAGATTAACCAGATTGGTGATCAGATTTTTAACGTCACTGCTGGCGGTAGTGACCTATCTACTGGTCTTTTAAAATTAGGTGATGGAACTAGATTTTCTCCATCACTAGCATTCACGTCTGACGCAGAGCTTGGTATCTACAAACCATCACAGGATACTATTGGGTTTGTAGCAAATACGAAAAAATTATTTGATATCTCTGATATCAATCTTAAGTCTTACAAAAATCTTCTTCTACAGAAGAATGTCATCACCACAGAAAGTCTTGTTATCAACAACACTGGTTCTGGATATGATGAAGGAACTTATCCAGATGTCCCTCTCCTTGGAGGAACTGGTGACGGTGCGCTAGCAGAATTTGAAGTTGTAGGTTTTAGTGGTACAATCACAAACCTTGGTGCTAATTATACAGATGGTCAGTATACTGGTATTGACCTTATTGGTGGCACAGGTAATGGAGCAACTTGTGAATTTGTTGTTGATGTTTTAGATGGTGCTATCACGAACGCAGGTTCTGGATATCCACCAGGATCATGGACAGCAGTTCCTGTTACTGGAGGAAGTGGTTCAAACGCAACTCTAAACGTTACAGTTACTGGTACTACAGATCTTACTGGTAATATTTCAAATGCTGGTAGTGGATACGCACAGGGTGTGTATGCTCAGGTTGATGTATTCAACGTTGCTAGACAAGAATATGTGGTAGGAGTAGTTAATAATCCTTCTGCTCCTCCAAATGAACTTTATACTATTGATGGTAATACCCAGCAAGCACTAACACTTGAAATTGGTAACACTTACAGATTTGATGTATCAGATCCTTTACTATCAACTCACCCATTTTACTTCCACGGCGCTGGGGAGTTAGATGCCCTACCCTCAGAAGATTTTACTGTCGTAAGAAATGGACTAGAAGGTAATGCTGGTGCGTTTGCTGATCTAATTATTCACGATACAGCATCTGTACAGCAAATTGGATATGCTTGTAGTGCTCACTCAGGAATGGGATCGACCATTTCTGTTGTTTCTGGTTCTCCATCAACTTCTGGTAGAGGTGCCACTGCTAATGTCACTGTAGACGCTAGTGGCGTTGTAACAGATGTTATCTTTACACAGACTGGTACAGGTTACTCAGCAGGAGATGTTGTTGAGTTTATCGACGCACAGATTGGTGGAGGTACTGGAGCAAGGTATAGCATCACTGGAGTATCATATACCAGTACGGTTACTGCTGCCTCTATTAATACAGAAGGACAAAACTATGCTGTAAATGATGTTCTAGGACTTGACAATACTTTCTTTGGTGGATTTGGTAGTGGATTCGCATTTACTGTAACCACAAACCCAGGAAAAATTTCAGATTTTGATATTTCTACATATGGTTCTGGATACACTGTAGGAGATCTTCTGGGTCTACCAACAGGGGTAACGGGATTAACTACAGTTCTCCCAGGTGAAATTACTGGAGTTGCCACTACACTGACTGCTGGTCAAGCACAGATTACTATTGCTGACACTTCCAATCTCCAAGTTGGAATGAATGTGTTCAACGGTCCTGGTGACATTGGATTCGTTGCTCAGGGTGCTGTAATTCAAAGTATTGACAGTGCTACAACTCTAACAATGTCGTTCCCAGCAGACATCTCTGGTGCGGCAAACCTAACGTTCTCATCTCCAAATACAACTCTAATTAATGTAACATCAGTTACTGGTATTGCTATTGGCGACTCGGTTACACAGACTGCTGGTAGTGGTGTATTAGCAGCGGATACTACTGTTAGCAGTATTGATGCTGCTGCTTTGACAATTGTTCTGAGCACTGCTCCAACCTCTCCTGGTAGTGCTACTCTGTCATTCGCACCATCCTTTGGTGTTGGCACTACTCCATTTGAGTATAGAGTCGATGTTTTAGGGTCTGTAAAAACAGTCGAAGTTTCTGATGGTGGTAATGGATATTCTGTAACTGACTTACTAACTGTAAATCCATCAGATCTTATTCAACCAATTACAAGAGTAGTCAAATTCTATAGCGCACAGACATTAACATTCAGTGGTAGTGTTCCTGCTAGTGCTATGTCTGTTGGCGACACTATCAAACAGAGAGATGGTGCTGTAGTACAGGTCACATTGACAGCTGGTGCTGCTGTACTAGCAGACGCAAATAGTACATATACTGGTGTCGCTACCAGTGGAGGTAGTGGAAGCGGACTTACTGTTGATGTTGTTCGTGGTGGGGATGGAACACCATCAGCTATTGTAAATGCTGCTGGTTTTGATTATGTTCAAGGAGAATCAGTAACAGTCGCAGGTAACTTAATTGGTGGCGCAAGTCCAGGAGATGACCTAACACTTGAAGTTTCTAGTATTACAACATTCGACGCTCAAGATATCATTGCTGTACAGTCTTCAGGCGGTAATATTCAAAGTATTGTTGTTGTCAATCTAGCACAAGCTATTGATACTACTTTTGGCGCTGGTGATGTTTGTGTTGTAAATGGTGGAAACACATCATATGTTGTTGCTACTGCTTCGGCACAAGGTGGAGACTTTAAGATTCTAATTGATGATGTTTTTGTTCCTAATCTAACTCTATATGCTGGTAGCACATATGATTTTGATCTAACAGATGCTTCTAATGCTACTCATAACTTCTCACTATCTTCATTTGAAGGTGGTGATAAAGCACCATCATTCTTTGATGGAATTGCTTGTACTTTAGATGATACCTCAACCACACTAACAGTAGCTACAACAAATAACCTTGCTGTTGGTATGACTGTATCATCTCAAGGTGATGGAAGTTTGGCAACTGGAACAAAAGTTGTTAGCATCGATAGTTTAACAACTTTAACTATCGACAGACTCCCATCTAGTAGCGGAGCTTCTGTTCTAACTTTCACTGGTTCTGAATATACTGATGGTGTTACTAGAGAGAATGACATTCTCACTATTAAAGTAACTACTTCAACACCAACTTTATATTACTATGATGCTGGTGATACTGGAGATGATGATGCTGGATTTAATTTTGGCACAGCAGCAACTCTAACGGTTGATCCAAATAATCCTAAAACCTTTGGTAGTGGATTTGAAGCAGAAGTCTTAACGGTAGATAGCACAGACATTGTTGTATCTAATGTAGATACGGGTAATGTTTCTGCTGTATCTTTCACTGCTACTGAGTTAGTTACTACTCTTGATGCTTCTGTAACTGGAACACTAACTGCTCCAGACATCAATGGATCAGATTTAGAGATCGCAAATATTGAAAGCACTGGTGCGATTACACTAACTGCAGCAACTGGATTCTTTATTCAATCAAACATTGATGTATATGATCCAAATACAAGTGCGACTACTTTATCTGTAAGTTTGATTGATGGCAATTTAACTACACAGGGAACACTCAAAACTTTCACCGACATTAATGTCAACGATCAGATTCAAATCGAGACAAACGAGGTTCGTAGTTTAGGAAGCAACGATCTTAAGTTAGTTCCAGCACCAGGAAGAATCGCTAACTTTGCTACTAACAGTGCTCTACAGATTCCAGTTGGTGATACAAATGCTAGACCACCATCAAACCAACTAGCAGATGGTCAGATTAGATTCAATACTGACACACAGCAGTATGAAGGATACAATGCTCTAAACACAGCATGGTCTTCTCTCGGTGGTGTTAGAGACCTAGATGGAAATACTTACATCAAAGCAGAAGAAACTGTAGGTGCTAATGATAACACACTATGGTTCATTAATGATGGTATCAACACTATTAAGATTACAAATGAATTCCTTGAGTTTGTAAATTGTAAGAAGATTTCTTCTAGTAATGTAAATGCCCCATCATATGATGAGTGGAATGCTAATACTCCTGTAAATCTTGGCGATTACTTAAAGTATAAGAATAATCTTTACGAAGTAACTGTTGCTGGTACTACTGCTACCTCTGGTGCTGAACCAACACATACTACTGGTGCTGTTATCAACGGAACTGCTGAACTTACATTCTGGGGTCCTGCTGTTGCTTCTCTCAGATTTGAAGAACTTCTCAATGTTGAAATTGACCCAACTGGTTCTTCTCCTCTGCTCATCAATGGAGATTTGAGACTTACTGAGAATACTATTAGAACAGATATCAATGATCTAATTCTACAACCAAACTCTGGTAAGAAAGTAGTAATTGATGCTGCTACTTCTTTAGTATTGCCTACAGGAGCAGATGGAGATAGAGGAGCAGCAGTAACAGGTTCTATTCGTTTCAATACATCATCCACACAGTACGAAGGATATGATGGAACTAACTGGGGATCTCTTGGTGGTGTTAAAGACGTTGACCAAAACACCTTTATCATTCCTGAGACTGCTCCTGGTGCTAACGAGAATATTCTGTACTTCTACAATGATGGTAACAATACTCTCCAGTTAACAACTACAAGACTTGACTTCCTTGCTATTGATACTATCAGATCGGTAACAACCGATGAACTTGAAGTTACTGCATCTCTAGTAACATTTGATGCTGCTACTACAACTCTAGATAATACATCATTAACAACAACATTCTTACACACCAACAAACAATACTTTGATATTGGTCTTTCTGCTGGTCTAACTGTAGATCCTGTTCTACGACTAGATAATGTAGGAGATGTATATTTTAATACAAATTTTGGTGGTGGTAGTTTCCAGGGTGTTAAGGTATTTGACGGTGACCTAAAAGAATTTGAACTAGCAGATATTAGATTACTAACAGACAAGATCACTCTTGTTAAGGGAACTTCTGATAATGGAAGCACTCTTCTCTATAACAATGCTACTGAAGAAGCAGCAAAAGTTACTGTAGTTGCTCACGATCCAACTACAAATGAGAAAGAGTTCATTGAGTTTGGTGTTGTCGATGATGGTACAGATGTACATGCTACCGAGTATGGCAATGTTAGAACTGGTTCTCAGTTGATTATTCCTACTTTTGAAGTTACCGCTTCTAACAACATCAGACTAAATATTGAATTAGGGTCTGGTGTCGCACCAACAAATAATGTCAACATCACATTCACGTCCAACGTAATTAAGAAGTAATATGGCAACCACAAAGGAAAAGTTTGATTCTATAAGTGGATTTTCTGTTGATAAAACAGTTGTTGTTGATGAATTTAGAAATGGTAAGGATCTGAATACATTAGAGATTAAAAACTCTTTCTATTCTGATAGTAGCACTATTAACTACATTCTTCGTGGAGTTAATACTGCCATTCTACAATTGGATGATGTTGGTACACAAATACCAATTGGTAGCAGTACACTTAATTTTATTACAGGTCACATTATTGCTGTGAATCCACAGGGTTCTGTTTATTCAGCAAAATTAGAGACAATATTATCTGCTGATGTTGCTGGTAATACATCTGTATTATCAAGCATGAGAACGGTTATCAAAGATGATATTCCTGGTGGTCAAACATGGGACATCCAACCACTAGGATCTGCCAATCGTTTTAGCTATACAACGACAAGAGCAGGTACAACAAACACAATCAAGTGGTGCGTTTCAACTCAAGTTGTTAGTGTCCAGTGGAGTTGATGCTAAATATATCATAGGAAAAATAGGCGCAGGTAGTCAGCACCATGAGTTTTAATATCAATTCCGATAAAGAGTTTATTAGGGGTTCTAATCCAAAACTCGTCGGTGATAATGAACTTACGATTAGAGGTGGAACAGGATCCCTAGAAAGGGAAATCCTGAGAACACAACTCGATAGTGATACTGGTTTACCTCGTGTCGGTATTAACCGAACTGGACAGAGAGTAAACACTATTACCATTGTCGAAGGAGGTGCTGGTTATACTAGTGTTCCTACCATTACAATCGATCCACCAACTACTCCTGGTGGCGTTCAAGCACTTGCTTCTGCGTTTATTTTTAACGGTCAAGTTATTAACGTCGCTATCAATAACCCTGGTAGTGGATATACAGAAGCACCAAATGTTACTGTTACTGGTGGTTTTGGTGTTGGTTGTGAACTAGAATCAGTTCTCGACACAGTTGACTTTGAACTTGATATTAATGGTGCTATTAGAACCTCAACGTCTATCATTTCAGATACGGCAAGAGTTCTAAACCTCGACATTGATAACTTCGTTACTCCTGACCTAGAGTTAAGAGGTCCGCACCTTAAAACTTACATGAATGGTACGGGTAGTTTATACCCAACCCAAGCAAAAATTTTCCAAGAAAATGAGTACGTATACTTTGGTACTAACGTATATCAAGCATTAAACAGTGGAGAAGCAACTGCTACCGCTCCTACGCATACTGATGGTAACGCAGTCAATGGAGAAGTTACCTTCCAGCACATTGGTTTTCGTGTTGATGACGCCAATGCTTATGGATATGGAGAGACAGGAGAAGCTGGACTATTCCCAAGATCTATTACTCCTCTGCTTGGAGATAGATCAGATAAGATTGCTACTACAGAATACGTCCTCAACCTAGCAACGAATGACGTTGGTGGTCGTATCTATGTTTCTG